CTTTCGATGTATATACATTACAACAAGTAGTTAAAGCATTAAGAAACGCAGGACTTTTAGCATAAATAAATAAACAAAAACAAATAAATTATGAGCATTACAATCAAATCAACACAAGACAAAAGTATTTTAATTTCTGGAACTGAAATTGGATTAAGTGAAATTTACGGACGTATAGAATTCGTTGGACGCGCAAACGGAACAACGTTAGAAATCGCAACGGGAACTTATGTAAATAGAGAAACTTACGAAGAAAACAAGTTGTTATTTACGGATATTCCTTCAGGAAACATTAACGCAAGTTTAGAACTTGGCGAAGAACAAAGTTTAGAAACCGCGCATAAATACGCAAAGTTAGCTTACGAACAATTGGGTTACGAAGTTATTATTAATTTATGATTGCGCTAATCATTCAACTTTTGGAAGCGTCCGAACACTACGGGCAATCCGAAAATATAGAAATAGCAAAAGGAAAATATAATTTAGCCGTAACAATAAAACAAGGTTGGAAAAAAGCAAAGCGACAAATAATTTATAATAAGAAACAAAATGGCTGAAAAACGAACGATTGAACTTGAAGTAAATTCTAATTTAGGTAACCTAAAACAACAACTTAAAGCGGCACAAGTTGAAGTTCAAACCTTGTCCGAAAAGTTTGGAGCAACGTCAGTACAAGCAGTTGAAGCTGCAAAGGCAGCCGCTATCTTAAAAGACAAAATAGGCGACGCAAAAGCATTAACCGACGCATTCAATCCAGACGCAAAGTTTAAAGCGGTTACGGGTTCGCTTACGGGCGTTGCGGGGGGTTTTTCAGTTCTTACGGGTGCAATGGGTGCGTTTGGGAAACAAAATGAAGAAGTTGAAAAGGCTTTACTAAGGGTTCAAAGTGCAATGGCTTTAGCTTCAGGCGCACAAGCAATTGGTGAAAGCATAGATAGTTTTAAACAACTTGGAGCGGTTATAAAATCAACGTCTATTGTTCAGGGAATCTATAATTTTGTAACTACGGGAAGTTTCAAGTCAATTGCTTCAAGTACCGCCGCTAAAGTAGCAGATACAACAGCAACCGTTGCTCAAGGAACTGCGACAACGGTAACAACAACAGCAATAACAGGCGCAACAATAGCAACTAAATTATTAAGAGCGGCTTTAATTGCAACGGGAATAGGCGCATTAATTGTTTTATTGGGGGTGGCTGCCGACGCAATGGGTTTATTTAGCGGGAGCGCTGACGATGCTGAAGAATCACAAAAAAAATTAGATGCTGCACTTGAAAAAACGAATCAAACAATAGAATCACAAAAAAAACTATACGATGAAACTAGGGGAATAGTTGATAGGCAAACAAAGCGCGATATAATTAACGCTACAAATGCTGGAGCAAGTGAAAAAGAATTATTAAAAATTAAAACGGAAGGTTTAAAAAATACAATTTCATTATACAAAGACGAAGAATTAGAAGCAAGAAATTTTTATTTAAAAATGTCAAAGTATGGAAGTGAAAAACAATATGACGCTGCTACAATTGCTTGGAAAGCGGCAAGCGGAAAACTACACGATGCCCAATTAGATTTTGATTTTGAAGAAGCCGAAAGAAATAAGAAAAAAGTAGTAACTAAAAAAGATAATAATAAAAAAGAAGTTGACCTTGACAAAGACAAAAACGATAAATTAAAGGCGCAAAACGATGCGTTAACGGCTTACTACGATGCAGTAGAACAAAATAGACAATCTAAAATAACGGACGCAAAAGAAAAGGAAGACCAAGATTTAGCAAATAAATATGAAGCTCTTTATTTAGCGGCAGAAAAAGCGGGAATAAGCACTTTAGATTTACAAAAACAACACGGAGCGGAAAGTTCGTTAATAAGAAAAAAATATGACGATTTAGACCAAATTGCAAAAGACGAAAAAGCAATTAAAGATAAGGAACGAATTGCAAGTGAAAAATCATTTTTAGATTCAATTACCTTAACTGAAAATCAAATAAAATTACAAAAACTTGAGGAACAATATTTAGCCGAATCAATTTTATACAAAGACAACGCAGAAATTTTAGCCGCTTTAGATAAAAAATATAAAAAGGACAAAGAAGCGTTAAACGATGAAACAAACGCTAAGATTGCTCAATCGGATAAAGAAGCAGCCGAGAAAAAACAAGCCTTATTAAATGCTCAATTGGACTTGGTAAAAGACGGTTTAAGTAGTATTGAAAACCTAACCGAATTATTCGCGGGCAAAAGTAAAGCAAGCCAAAAACGAGCGTTTAATATTAACAAAGCCGCGAGTATTGCACAAGCTACAATTACCACTTATCAAGCCGCTCAAAGCGCTTACGCTTCTCAAATGACAATACCAAGTCCAGACGCCCCAGTGCGCGCTGCAATAGCGGCAGGTATTGCCGTTGTTTCAGGTTTAGCGAATGTAGCAAAAATAGCAAAAACAAAATTTGAAGGCGGAGCAACGCCAAGCGCTGGAGACACAGGTGGCGGTAATATTGGCGGTGGCGGTGGCGAACCACAAGCACCCCAATTTAACGTTGTAGGAAATAACGGAATGAATCAATTAGCGCAGTTACAACAACAACCCGTTCAGGCGTATGTAGTAAGTTCCGAAATGACAAGCGCGCAAGCACTCGAAAGGAATAGAATAAATAATGCAACAATTTAAGAAAACTTTAATTAAATAGATATGCGAATAGTAGAATTAATTATAGACGAACAAGACGAGCAAAGCGGAATCGACGCAATAAGCGTTGTTATGTCGCCAGCAATAGAATCGAATTTTATTCACTTGTCAAAACACGAAATCGAACTAAAAGAAGTTGACGCAGAAAAGCGTATTTTAATGGGTGCGGCTTTAATACCCAACAAACAAATTTACCGCAAAAACGATAAAACAAAAGACGAATACTATATCTATTTTTCGGAAGCGACAATAAGAAAAGCAAGCGAATTGTTTTTAATAAACGCAAATCAAAATAATTCAACGTTAGAACATAGCCAAAAATTAAAAGGAATGTCGGTTGTGGAAAGTTGGATTGTGGAAAGCGAAAACGACAAATCTAAAAACTACGGGTTTAATTTTCCAAAAGGCACTTGGGTAATTTCGATGAAAGTAAACAACGATGAAATTTGGGACAAAGTTAAATTAGGCGAAGTAAAAGGTTTTTCAATAGAGGGTTATTTTGCGGATAGGTACGAAATGAGTTTAGATAACGACGACGATTTATTAATTAAAGAAATAAAGAATTTAATTTTAAGCGACGAGAAAACGAATTTAGAAACTTATAACGACTATCCAGAACAAGCAAAAGAAAACGCAAAGGTCGCGTTAAGATATGCAGAAGAAAACGGCTGGGGTTCGTGCGGTACACCTGTTGGAAAAGCAAGGGCAAACCAACTAGCAAACGGCGAAAATATAAGCGAAGAAACTATTGCAAGAATGGCGAGTTTTGAACGACAACGGGAAAACTCAAATAAAGAACTTGGGGACGGTTGCGGACGTTTAATGTGGCTTGCTTGGGGTGGCGACGAAGGGGTTGAATGGGCGCAAAGAAAACTTAAACAAATTAGAAACGAAGAGCTTGCCGAAGGACAAACACACTATACAATCGACGGAAAAATATGGACGGGCGAAACGCACAAAGACGCAAACGGCAAATTAATGACGGGCAAAGTACATACGCAAAATAGTAAATTTTTATACCACGCAATTTAAATGGCAAAGCAAACGAGCGTTAAAATTCATCTTAAAAAACCAAAAATTAAACGTTCAGGGGTACACGCAAAAACACGAAATAGCGGTTTAAAATCAAGCAAAAACTATAAAAAAAGTTACGCAAGGCAAGGAAGATAACAAAAAACATAAATACGTTTTAAAGCGGTTTTAATGCGATTTAACGAACTTTAATACTTTGACGATAGATTATACCTAAAACTAAAGATAATGAAAAATCCAACAAACATAAAGGTTTCCGACGTAGCAAAAAAAGAAATTGAAAGACCACGTTCAAGTCCAATTGGAGGTAGAAGGGGGTGTTTATGTAAGGACGGAAAGCGCTATTCTCGGAAGTGTTGCGACGGCTCTTTACAAGCTCAAGGAATCGGAAACGTAAACTAATTTTACAACAAAAAATAAACAATTAAATTATATAACTATGAACACACTAAAAACAATTTACAACAAATTAGGCGACAAAACGGAGTTAGCAAAACACGAAGTTGAGTTGGGGTTGGCGCAAGATATTAAAAGTGCTATTGACGCAACTTTGCTTTTTAAAGATAAAAGAAGTTCGGCTTGGAATAAAGCAAGTACACCTTTAATCGGTTTGTATGATATTTTAAGATTAGAATATCAATCGGCTTTAACTGCATCAAAAGGAATTATTGATTTAAAAGAAAAAACCAAAACTTTAGGTATTGATATTCCGCCAAAAATGTTGGAAAACGAAAAGGTAATTAATGAAATTTTAAAAACATCAAAATCAAAAGTTGAACAATTAAATAAAATAATAAATTCAATACCAAATTTAGTACTATGAAAACAAGCGTAATTAATCAAATCAAAACTTTACTTGGAATGGACGTAAAGTTAGAACAAAGAAAAATGGCTGACGGCGTTACACTAATCGAAGCGGACGCTTTCGAAATGGATAACGAAGTTTTTGTTATAACTGAAGACGAGCAAAAAATACCCGTTCCGATTGGCGAGTACGAAATGGAAGACGGCTTTATTTTATCAGTAGTTGAAGAAGGTTTAATTGCTGACTACAAAGAAAAAGCAACCGAAGAAGAAGAAGCACCAGTTGCAGAAGAAGAAGTTGTTGAAGAAGAAGTTGAAGCAAAAAACGAAAACATAGCACCAAAGAAAACAATTGAAAGCGTA